CGGCTTGCGCAGCAACTTCTGCGCCCGGTCCGTACCGGCTACCTGTTTACGCTCGCCCCCAGCATCCTCGTAAAGCTTGAGCGGCAAGCCACTGAGCGACTCGGAGAGAATCTTCACGCACGACCAGACCATGCTGATCGACAGTGCGACGGTGGTGGTGATGCGCACGCCAGCCTTGGTGCGCTTGCCGCCGACCTCCAGGTCCACTTCGACATAGTCGCCCGTGGCCGGATCGGAATAGCCGAACATTCGCCAGCTGAGCGGGTTGTACCAACGAGAGGTCATGATCAGCCTATGAGTCCGAAGAATCCGTTGTTGAGGTAGTCGTCCATGCCGCCCAGCGCGGGCGGGTTGGCCGCCATCAGCGAGACCGCGTTGAACAGGGCCATGAGCGGGTCGATCTTCGCGGTGCCGCTGGCCTGCTTGGTGATCAGGATGGAATTCGCCCGGGGCTCGACCTTGGCGTTGCCGCAACACCAGTCCATGAGCGGCTGAGCAGCGTGTTGCAGCCCGCCTTCGGCGAGCTTGCGCTCGGTGGTCTTGATCGCCCCGCCCATGCGCCAGCCTTGGCTAACGCCAACGACCTTTTCCGGATCGATGCCCATGCCGACCAATGCTTCGAGAATGGCGCCGATGCCGGCGGGGTCGAGTCCTGCCTCGTGCAGAAGCCCGGCCTGGTCGATCTGGAACACGATGGAGGCGACCTCGGCGACGTCTTCGCCTATGTGCTCGACCAACACCAGATCCCCCGACTTGGCGAAGTCGAGCAGCCGCGGCGCAATTTCCTTGCGCCGCTGCAGCACCGACGGGTGCGCCCATGCCCTGCACCAGGCGAGCCAGCGGCGGGACTCCCGTTCCCGGCCGACCACGGCCAGGCCGAGCAGGTCGTCGAGGCCGCCGCCATCGATGCCGACCGTGACCACCTCGCAGCGCTCAAGGATGCTGTCCAGGGTGATGCCCGGGCGCGCCATGGCCTCCCAGTATTCGGCGCCGGCCCAGTTGTCCGAGCGCAGCGCGAGGCCGATCTCGACGTTCAGGTGTTTGGCGAGGAACTGCTGAAAGCTGCCGTCGGTGTTCTGCTGGTTGCGACGCAGCTGGTCTTCGAGCCACTCCCGGCTCACCGAACGCCCGAGGTTGGGGTTGGTGATGTGGAAGTATTCCGGCTGCAGGTAGGCCTTGCTGGCCAGCAGCTCGGGCGGAAATTCGTAGAGGATGCCCAGCGAGCGCGGGTCTTGAATCTTCCCGTCGCGCACGCCGCGGTGATAGAGCAGCTTCTCCCGGAACACGCCAGCCGGCGGCTCGTCGCTCTGGGTGGTGAGGAAGATCACCCAGCCCTCGGGGCGCGACACCTGCCCGCCCAGCGCCTCCATCAGCATGGCCGATGCGTTGGCCTTCTTGCCCAGCAGCCAGAGTTCGTCGACCAGAATGCGACCGGCCTTCTTGCCGGACACGGTGTCGGTATCTGCTGCAACGACCTTCAGGCTCGCCTTCGTCACCCGGTGGGTGATGGTGCGCACGTGGTCCTGGACGTGGAACAGCGCGGCCAGCTCGGGGTCGGCGCGGATCATGCCGGCGGCGGGCTTGAAGCTGTTGTCCGCGACTTCCTTCGTCGGCGCCAGGATCAGGTGCTCTTCGTCCTCACGCCAGCAGAGGATGACGGCGGTGATCATGATGCCTGCGGCGACGGTGGACTTCGTGTTCTTCTTGCTGATCAGCATCATGTATTCGCGGATCAGCTGTTTCCCGGTCTCGGCATCGTAGGCACCGAAGACGGCAGCGACGAAGTCGAACACCCATCCGTCACTGCACTCACCGAAGGTAGGCTTGCCGGGCAGGTCGACTACGCGCAATTCTTTGAAGATGCTCAGCGCCTGCTCGGCCTGGGCCGGGTAGATCGGCGCCGGGATGATGCTTTGCCCAGCCACGAGCCGATCCGCCCAGTCAGGGCATGCAGTCTGCCATTGCATTTCAGTTCACCAGTTTGAGCTGCCTCGACGGCGGTGCAGCCGGCGCGAAGCGGCCGGTCGCAATTGACTCAGCGGCATTGGCCTGCTGCTCTTTCTTGCCTGCCTCGCCGCGTTTCTGGTGCTCGAAAGGCAGCAGCGCGACTGCCGCCTGGATGCGCGTCTTCGGGTCCAGGCGCCGGTCGTTCATGGCGTGGCGCAGCAGGTCTTTCGGATCCTCGAAGAACTCGTCGCCGAGCTGCACGTCAGGCGGCAGCGCATCGCGGCCGACCTCTGGCTTCGCCTCCGATTCCAGATGCTTGAGTCGCGCCAGGTGAGCCAGCACGTTCGGGTGCTTCTCCAGCCGGGACCCGGCCTGCGATGCGGATTTGGCGGGGCAGCCGGCCGCCAGTGCGGAATCCCGGATGGATGCACCTGACATCCGGGACTCGGCATACTTGCGCTGCTGTTCAGTTAACGCCATGCCTTAACCAAATCCGTTAAAGGGGATTAATTTCACGCGTGGGAGAGGGCGAGGTTTCCGCTGGCGGCGAGTCCCTTATTTTGACCCGCCCCCGGTCAGCGCATGCCCTGAAGGTCGGCCTCGGTCTTGCGGCGGTGACAGCCGATCTGGCTGCCGTCCGGGCTGTCTACGCACAGGATCTGGCAGTTCGCCTCGACGTCCTCACCACCCATGCCCAGTGCTACCTTGTGGTCGAGTTCGAACCCACCGGGGAACACCACCCAGCGCCGGCACTCCGCACAATGCGGATCGGCCAGCCACATCTCCAATCGCCTCGACTGCAAACGCCGTCCAGTGATTCGCCTGTCAGCTACCACGCGCGCGGTTGGCCCGCTCGGCTTCGCCATCTTCAGGCCAGACCCGTGCATCTTCAGCCGCGGCTTACTCACTGCGCTCACCAGGCTGTGCAACCGCCGACGCAATCCCCGCCCGCCGCTTCAACCACTGCTCGTACAAGCTGCTCGCCATGTCCGCGCCCATCGTCGCGATCACGCAACCGATCGGCACGGCCACCAGCATCTGGCTACCCATGCCCAGCAGTAGCAGGAAGGTCGCCATGCCGAACACAGCCGACGCACCGGCACGCAGCGCGATCCGCTTGATCAGCGCCCAGCCACTCAGCCCGGCCTTGTCGCCGCGCCACATCTCGCCGCTTAATGCAGCGAGGACGAAGCCGAGGATGACCGTCCACAAAGGGGCATCGGCCAGTGTCTGGTGGTTATCGCTCATCGAGTCATCGCCTGTGGTGCCCTCATTAGTGGGGCGTTTAAGATTGCGAGCTAAACCGAATGGAGCTCGTCGAGATGGAATTCGTCTTTAAGCTTATTGGCGCACTTGGCACCATCGCGATGATCATCGACGTCGCGCTAAAACATACAAACGCAGACCAGAGGCAACGCTTCTATGCGTGGACGAAAAGGGTCGTAGGTCCAACGCTTTACGTCTTGTTCACGCTGATCTCAATCGCCGTTTGCGCGATTTCGATTTGGCAGATACATGCGTTTTACGTCAGTCCTGATCCGATCACTCGGAAAGAGGTGCTGATGCTCTTCATCTACATCATTGATGCTGTCTTCTATGGCGCGATCACTCCCGGCCTCATCCTGGCGCCTTGGAAGCTCGCCCGAGAAGAACGTGAGCCGGTGCCGGAAACAGAGACCGCTCCATAAACAAAACCCCGCACGAAGGCGGGGCTCTGAGGGTGACCGGCGGGGGAACCGGCCTGTGCCTGACACAGCAAGTAAGGCTCGTTTCGGTCATCGCCTTGGCGCTGCTCTGACCTGTTATGCGCTTTGTACCCCCCGACTGCGGAGGCGTAAACAACGAATTAACGCCACTGCTGAATGTCGGCTTAATCCTGCCCGAATCCTAGCTCTATACCGGCTCAACACGGGGCAGCCATTTACGCAACGTAACGCCCGCGATGCACTCGCTGCATCCGCGCCCGGTATTCCAGCTCAGCCTGCACCAGTTCATGCAGCCGCTGGACCCGCTCGTGGTAGGTCCGCTCCGATCCGATGCGCACGCGCCGCATCTGCTGCGCCACGGTCGGGATCGGGTCCGGCAGATAGCGCACCATTGCCAGCTTCACCAGCTGCGTCTCCAGG